CTCAGGTTTATCTTTCTGTTCAAGATACTGTTTTCCTAAGAAAATTGCCATTCGTGAGTCTTTCTTGGCAAGTGCCCACTGTGCACGTCTTAAACTTGTTTTTCCTTTTTCTCTCTTTATACGAAAAACTTCGGAGAAACTCATATTATACTCTGCTTTACACCATGCGTTCAATGTTTTGTCTGAAACGTCCAATACTGCACATATTTCTGACTGTGTACATTGGAGCTCACATAGCTTCTCAAATGTCGATTTAGTTATTAATTTTTTCGGTCTTGCCCTTGTCATCACTCCTTTTGTTTTTATTAAAACACACCGGGCATTGCGTAACAATCAAAAAGAGCAGACAAACGCCTGCTCTATGTCATTTTTTTCTCTTAATTCTTCTTTCTTCTGCTGCCAGTTCCCTACACCTCTCTATAACCATATCCCCATCCGCTAATGTAAACAGCTTCTTAAACCAATCTCCTCTGAAGAACATTTCACAAAGTGTAATTTCTTTTCGGCTTGTTTCAAGCTTTCTGATGAGTGTATATGTTTTGTTATATTTAGCCTTGGCAGCTTTCGAGTCTGTATTCATTTTGCTTAGGTCTGCACGAAGCTTGTCTTCTTTCTTTCCAATCTCTTCAATGCACATGTACGCATTTTTAAGGTCCTGTACTGCCTGCATCACAATAGCTTCTCTCAACGTGTCAACCTGTTCTTCTGTTGTTATCATTAACCCTGCTGCCACCTCCCTTCTTTCTGCGGCTTATCAGATTTCTACCTCTTCTGTGATTTTTTTTGATATATTGATTTTAAGACTTCCGTCTTTGGTAGTGCTTATATTCAGTGTCGACTTGGGTTCATCACGAATTCTAGGAGGTATTTCAAGCTTTGCCTTTAAAATCCTGTTATTCATCACATCTCTGGCAATAGCTTCTATGTGTTCTCCAAGTTCGCCTTCTTTACCCACAAGGTTTTCAAGAGTTTCAGCAACTCTTTCATTGTTCTTTTTTACTCTAGTATAACTCATTGCCTGCTGACAACTGCATGATTCCGTTGCCAGTTCTACTCTCTCTTCATCTGTCCTATAATCCTGGATATGTATGTTAATAAGTTGTCTGCAGAATTTACAACATGCAACCGCTTCTATTACCTGAAATCCGTTTGCTTTGTCTTTTTTTACTTCGTCTGTTATCATATTTTTCTCCTACAATATTGATTTTCCAAATTCTTTTATAAAATAATCCCTGCTGCCGTAATGCTCTTCAAAATACCTCTGTGCCAACTGCTTTACAGAGTTATCAAGCTCTTTATCAAAATGTATTCCCTGTGAACTTAAATTGTGATGAGGTCCACAAAGGTATATTTTCAAGCCATATTGTTCTGATTTACGCCTGTTTGCTGTTCCTTCAAAGATATGATGTTCATGTATTCCTTTTACTGCTCCACACACATAGCATATCTTTCTTTTCTGAAATACTGATTTCATACCGCTTCCATTTCCTTCTTTGCGTCATATATTGTTTTGTATGCGTGTGCCAGTTCTGAAGCTTTAAGCCACAATGATATAAGATTGTCCTGTCTTTCTTTAGATTTCCACATCTCTGTTATCTTAGTAAGCTCATTTTCCGCATACGCTTCCATTTTATCTACAAGTTCTTTATTTTTCTCAATCCTGTCATCCATTTCTTTCACCTCCGGCTATTCCCTTAAGTCTGAATACAAGCTTGTCTGTCTCTTCAAGCAGTATTTTTACTTTATCCGTGTCTGTTTTATCTGATTCCCATACAGAAGACATTTTTTTGAGTGATGATGTTATTGCCGCTTTATATCCTCGTATTGTATTATCATCTTCATTATCTTCCTTAGGTGTTTCAATCTTCTTCTTTTTGGCCGGAACTACTTTCTTCTCCGGCTTTTTTACCTGTTTTACCGGGGCTTCTTTATGTTGCACCGGTGCAACTTCCTGCTTTTTAGTCTGTTCCTGTTCTTTTTCCGGTTCTTCTTTTTCCGGGAATGGCATATTGTAAGTTTTTTCCCACGATTCTCTTGGTTGTAGTGCATAATCAAATAACCGTTTTATACGTTCTGCGAACTCTGTCCATTCGTACATTTCCTTGTCATCTGTGTTACGGATATTAACAAGTGATACCTTTTCCGGTTTCATGCTTAGTAAAAATCTGCCGACTCCCTGCACTCTAACAGTATAGATAGCTTCTGTCGCAGGTGCGAATATATCCTGTAAGTCCTTCTCATTCTTTGAACTGAATGCCATAACATATTTATCCGGCTGTTCATACATAAGCTGATGCAGAACCTTTCCAAGATTATCTTCTATCTTTTCCTGTTCTGCTGCCTGTCCTTCAAGATATACCTCCATAGGGGCAATATGGCTTTCTTCGTCAATTTCATCTTTAATTGTCTGTATTTCGCTCTTTGTAAAGGCAGGGGACAATTCCTCCCTGATTGTCTCAGGAATATTAAGCATAACCGCCAGCTTGGAATATCCATATCCCTGGTATTCACTCTTAAGCCGGTCTGAATAACCACCTTCTGAAAACTCATCATTAATGCTTATCCATCTTGACACTATTGTTTTATCAATTCCATACTCCTTATTTGCCATTTCATTGATATTCGTATATCCACTGCCGGCGAGGATGTGAGGATTATCCCTTGCAAGCTTAAGAAGATAACCAATCTTAACAAAACCTTCTGCTGCCCTGTTAAGCTCATTATCGAGATTCTGTTTGAATGTCTTGTATGTTGTAAGTGCTTCCATATCTGCCTCCTATATTGCCTGTTTCAAAGTTTTTGCTTTTACATATTCTTTCAGAAATTTATCTATTTCTTCCGCATCCGGAGTTTCATCATATGCCTGATGTCTTTGTATCACTTTAAAATCTTCCGCCAACTCAACTGTACAGTATGGTATATCCGGTTCTGATATTTTTCTGAGAAACATAATATATCTTTTGCCATTATTGTGATTCTCCATATACACATTACTGCTGCCTACGCAATGATGAAGGGTTGTTCCTTCAACCACAATCTCTCCGGCGGTTTTAGCAGGACGTATGATAAATTTTTCAGTCTTATATCCATAAATGGAATTTAACTGCTTAAAATCTTTTGCTATCTTAGTATATTTTTCATTCATTTCCTTCTGCCGTTGTTCTGACTTTTTCCGCTCTATTTCCAGAGTTATCTCTGTGTGTGCACGTTCCAAATCTTTAGGAAACAGAGTAATACTGTCTTTCATGTTATATCCTGCCCTGTCTTTCATAGCCAGATAATCCGAATAAGTAATGATATTCCACTTGTGCTTATCCATATAGTTTGAGAACTTCTTATATGTCATATATTTAAGACATGTCTTTATATTTCCAATGTCTCGTGTGTTTTTTCTCAGCTTATCTATAAGCTCATTGTCAAAATGTTCATTAGTTGATTTCTCCATTTTGAGAACATCCCATAAGTTTTCTGCACCTTTTGCCTTAATGAGCATATTAAGTCTCTCTGGATATATTCCAAGCATCATATACGGCTTTTTCCCATCTGCTATCTGTTTTCCTCTGCAGATTGTCGAATCAGCAATATATGTAAGTCCAAGTTTTGACAGCATTTCCAGTTCAGGTGACTTTAAATATGCGTCTGCATATCTGATAGGGCTTATTTTCATTCTCTTTTTTAAGAATTCTTCCAT